TTGCTTGCTTGGGTAGGGCAAATTGTTAATCGAGTCGTTTAAAGACATACGCTTGGTGCAAAGTGCAATGCGACGCGGATGGAACGTACCAGAGGAAGTCAAGCAAGATTGCATCGCACAACTAGCGGCAATTGCTGCTGGTGCTGAGAGAGATGCTGACAGGGTAGCGGCAATCAAAGCGTTAATGGTTGCCGACGACATAGACCAGAAACGGGAGAAGAATGAACAGCAGCGGCGAATACAACTTCTTGAACTCGCTCGACGTATCGACCCTAGAGCACTTGCTGAGCACGCATCCAGCCACGGCATCGCTATTGCCAGTATCGACGATGGAGATGACGGAAGCTGAGGCAGATAAGGCTCGCAAAGATGAAAAGCGGAAGCGGCTAAGAGACGTAAAAATTCGCGTTCCTGCAAGTGTTGCCAGAAGACTGGAAGCTGAATCAAATACCGAGCTTTGGTTGCGTACCTATCTGCCTGACTTGTTCTTTGAAGAGTTCACCGAAGACCGCAGAGAAATGGCATTGGCCATTGAGCACGCTGCACAGTTCGGCGGCGATAAGGCGATAGCTGGACCACGCGGAGAAGGAAAGACAACGCTAGCTGAATGGTGTGCGATACGTCTCATGATGTGCAGAAAGTGCGACTTTCCGGTAGTGATTGGCAAGTCTCAAGGCAAGTCGCAACTTGAGCTAAAGGACATTAAAGAGCGATTGCAGCAATCAGACCTGTTCTTTAAAGACTACCCAGAAATTTGTATTTCCATGAGAGCAGTCGGGGCATGGTCATCTAAGGGCAGGATGCAAACGGTAGCGGGCGTTGAGACTAATATCGTCTTGGCTTCCGATCACTTAGCTTTCCCGACTATTACACGAAGTCAGTTGCCAGACAATTGGCCAGATGCAATAGTACCTGCTAGCTGCGGTCAGGTGATTTACTGCCTTGGCGTAGACGGTCCAATTCGCGGTACTAAATTCCGTGGCAAGCGTCCGAAGCTAGCGATACTTGACGACATTGAAAGCCGCGAGTCAGCGTTTAGTGATCCAACAATAGCGAAGAATGAGGACATAATCGAAAAGGATGTTGCCGGTTTAGGTGCATCGGCGTCTAGGGTTTCGCGAGTAATGCTGTGTACGCTGCAAAACCGCAAGTGCATAGCCTACAAATACACAGACCCGAAGCAAAAGCCTAGCTTCAATGGCAAGCGATACCGCAAGATGTTAAAGCCACCGAGTCGCATGGACTTGGTAGAGCAATATATCGAAATGCGTAAGACCCATAAAGATGACGATCCAGATGGCAGGGAAGCTCACCGCTTTTGGTTCGACAATATGGACACGATTGAGCGTGATTGTATTGTCAGTAACAAGCAAAGCTACAGCAAAAAACTCCACCCCGACAGACATCCTTTGGAATGGTCGGCGGTTCAGGCGTACTACAATCGAGTCGCTGACATGGGTAAGGATGCTGTAGCTACTGAGATCGACAACGACCCGCCAGAAACAGTGGGACCGCAAGGTGCGGGGTTGACTGCCGAAACTGTCGCCAGTCGCCTCAGCGGCTTTAGCCGTTGTCAGTTGCCAGCTAATACCCACACACTCACGGCAGCAATCGACCTTGGCAAATACAACTGCCACTGGACGGTTATTGCTTGGTGGAAAGGGGCAGGAGGTTGTGTGGTTGATTATGGAATAGCTGAAGTCACCGGCAACGACTCAATTAACACTGGTGATAAAGCTGCTGACATGATGGCCAGCGAGCCGCAGATATTTAAGGCACTGCTGAACTGGCGTGACTCGCTACTGTCTAAGGAATACGTCGACGCTGCTGGGACACCACGCAAGATAGATTGCGTGTTTGTTGACTCAGGGACGTATACCAATGCTGCCTATGAGTTTGTTAGGCAGGTTGGCGGCGTGTTCCATGCGGCAAAGGGTATTGGAAAGTATCATCAGAAAACGACATCGACCGACAAGTTGAAAGCAGGCGACCACATGCACGCGGCTTATCAGGAGTCGGAGCGGCTATGGCTGTTCGACCTCGATACCGACTATTGGAAAAACTGGGTGCATGAGCGGTTTTTGACTCCACCATTTGACGACGAGACTAACCTACTTCGCAAAGGCTCGTTGTCGCTGTTTGTTCCTGACGGTAGCCGACGCCATACAAGCTATGCACAGCACATAGTTGCTGAAGAGTTGGTAACTGAGTTCAAGGAAGGCAAAGGCAGTAAGACCTACTGGAACAAGCGAAACGACAATAACCACTGGTTAGACGCAACGTACTACGCGGCGGCTGCTGGTAGGTTTACTGGCGTCCACTTGCTTGGTGGGTCTGATGCGACGGTAGCGCCACGCCACGTTTACGGAGATGCACCGAAGAAGCCACGGCAGCAAGCTAAACCGAGCCACGGTCAGAGTCGATTTAAGACGAGGCCAGGTGGATGGATTAACGGAATTCGGAGGAACAGATGAGCACGGCAGTAAAGGTTAACGGAATGGGCAAGCACCAAAAACATAACCAACGGCAGTGGAAGCCAGAGGACAACGCTATCGTGGTCAAAGCCGAAGACCCACAGCCAAAGCGTTATGTGCCTCCAGAGCATCAAGGCTGCATGCAATTACGAAGCGACAAGACGGAGCGATACGGGATTGTCAGGAGCACGCAGACGCTAAACACGCCGACAGAGATAATCGTCACTCGTTACTGCCAATGCCGCTTCTGTGGTGCGTCATATCAGGACGTAACCGTTAAGCGACATTAGTTTACATAGCCATGTAATCAATGCTATAGTTAAAGTGCAATCTGGTGCCACGATGGAAGTATGGCAACACCAGCATCTCTCTTGGCACAGATCGACGCAGCGATTGAAGCTCTCCTTACCGGGGGTGCGTCGTCTTATTCTATTGGTGCGCGTTCTGTTACTAAGCTTGATCTTGGTCAGCTATTCGAAGAGCGTCGGCTACTAGCTCGTGAGGTTGAGCGTTCGAGCGGTTCTGGTGCATTCTCCCTTGCTAAGCTTGGGAGACGCCGATGAACATATTGGACAAAGCTATAGGATTCTTTTCTCCGACCGCTGGATTGCGGCGTGCTCATGCCCGCAAGGTTCTGCGGTCTTATCAGGGTGCCGAAGCCAATCGACTAACCAGCCATAAGAAGCCAAAAAACCAGTCAGCAGACCAAGAGTTGATGGGTCCATTTGGTGCTGATGCAGCTCGTGCCTGGGCGAGGGCTTTGGTGCGGGACAACGCCTACGCATGGAACGTAGTCGACACTATTGTGTCTAACGTAATCGGCTCGGGCATTACTGCACAGTCCACTTACGAAACGCCAGATGGCGAAGACGTTGAGGACGTAAACGACCGTCGGGACAAGGTATGGGCGGAGTGGTGTGAAGTCGCCGACATCAACGGACAGTTGACTTTCTCAGAGATCCAGATACTAGCTCAGCGTGAAATTGTTGAAGCAGGCGAAGTGCTTGTGCGGCTCATCAAGACGCCAAGCAAAGAGTATCGAGGAATAGCCAGACCAGTTCCGCTTGCACTTGAGCTTATCGAGTCTGACCGTCTATCGCTTGAGCGTGACACTTTTGCGAGTCGGCAAGCAAGGGAGAGCGGAAACCGCATTATTCGTGGGATTGAGTTAGACGATAAGGGCCGTCCTGTTTTCTACTGGATTTACCCTGAGCATCCCAATAGCCCGTACGCGGTTCGCCAGCAAGAACCAGAGCGAATCCCCGCCAGTGAAATACTACATCTATACCGCAAAGACCGTGTTGGACAGACCAGGGGTGTAACGTGGTTCGCTCCCATTATGAGCTGGTTACGGGATCTCGGGGTTTACGTTGACAACGAAATACAAGCTTCTGCGGTGGCTAGCTGCTTTGGAGTGGCGATCAAAACGGAGACAGCCCCTGGCGGTCTGCTTGGTCCATCAGATGAAGACACCACCGACACTAACGGCAATACGCTTGAATACCTAGAACCAGCGATGATTACTCGCCTACGTCCTGGCGAGTCAATCGAATCAATCAATCCTGGTCGACCCAACTCAGCTAGCGAGCCTTGGATTAACTTGATGCTGCGTGGCATCTGTGCCGGAACAGGCACAAACTACGAAGCCATTGCCAAGGACTTTTCTAAGACCAGCTACAGCAGTTCCCGTTCTAGCAAGCTGGAAGACCGCCCACGATACGGCAGATATCAGAACTATTCGGTTTGGCATTTGTGTCAGCCGGTCTGGGACGAGTTCTTTAATGCGGCTGCTCGTGTTGGGAAAGATGGTTTCCCAACATCAACAGAGCTACTTGATGACCGACGCAATGTTTCTTCCGTTGAGTGGCAGTTGCCAGAGCAACCATGGGTAGACCCGCAGTCAGAGCAGGCATCGGCGGAATCTTCACTCAATTCATTCACTGACACATTCCAGTCCGTTGTTGGGTCACGTGGTAAGAGCTACCGAAGCGTGTTCTATCAGCGGGCTAAGGAAGAGCGTTTGCGACTCAAGCTAGGGCTACTAACCAGCGAAGAAAAAACCGCCCACATGATGGCTCAGCAAACTGGAGCCACAACGCCAGCGGACGACATTGCACTAGAAGAGCAGGCGGGAACTGGCGAATGGATGGGTTTAAGTCGCTTGCAATGGTCGCGTAATCGGAAAGCTCTGACTGACGTTTTAAACGGTCTGTCAGACGGTTCAATGTCCACCGCTCTAGCTGAAGCACAGCTAGCCATGATTGGGCTAAGTCAAAAGAACATTGACGCAATTGTTGCTGACGCTTCGGACGGACAGGTAGAAAACCCACTTCCATCCGAGGAGGTGCTAGGTGGCTAATCGCAAAGGCAAACTACCTCCACTCAAAACCGATTCTCTAGTACTGCGTGCTATCGATACGACGGTGCCGACTCGTGTTGTCATTGCTACTGAAAACCCTGTTGACCGCTGGGACGAAGCGACGCAGCAGGTTGTTAGAGAAGTGCTGTTGATGGACGGCATTGAACTGCGTGGCGGACGGGATCAAGTGCCAATCGTAGATAGCCACGACGATACAACCGTTCGCAATATCTTGGGGTCGATTCAGCGGCTGCGAGTCGATTCAAGCAATGGCGAGCTATACGGCGTCCCAATGTTCGCTAGCGACCCAGACGCACAAACAATTCAACAGCGAATGAACGAAGGTCATATCACCGACTTCTCTATCACCGCTCAGCCACTTGAATCGATGTTCGTTCCGCGTGGCCATTCGTTCACAACGAATCGCGGCGACGTAATCGATGGACCTGCCATCATCCACAAGCGATGGCAGCCACACAACGCGTCTATCTGTGCAACGGGTGCAGATGAGTATTCCACAGTTCGACGGTCTTACACAGACCTAAATAGAAAGGTCAAAAGAATGGACGAAGCACTGCTAAGCCAGTTGTCCGCAATGGGTCTGCCTGACGGTATGACCGACCCGAATCAAGTTCTTGCATGGGTAGTTGGCAAGTTATCTCCAGGCGAAGAAGCGGCTGCTGAACCAGTCGAATCCATGGCAGAAGAAGTGCCACCAGTTGCCGCTGAAGAAAAACCAGCGGAACCCGTCGAGAACATGGACGCGACCGAGGAAGAGAAGAAGCCAGTAGTTGAAAACTCTGTTGCTCGTTCCGTCGCGCAAATCAATCAAACAATCAAACGAGCGTTGGAATCTGACCAAAAGCGTCGTAATGAAATTCAAGCAGCCGTAAAAATTGCAAAGCTGGACCGTGCGTTCGCTGACGAGCTTTGCAACTCAGGTGTATCAGTCGCGGACGCTAATGCAAGGATTATTGAACGCATGGCTACTCAACCATTAGGATCGTCGGTTGGTGCCGACGTTCGTGTTACCGCTAGCGGTGACGACAAGTTCTACGATGCCGTTTCGTCCGGTTTGGTGCATCGTGCATTTAAGTACGGTGGATTCAAAAAGCAGCAACCGGCTCCCGAGTCAACGGACTTCGTGAACACAAGCCTGAAAACGATTGCTTCCATGTTCGTTGAGCGAATGGGCGTGCGAAACGTCCACAACATTCCGGCACCAGATGTAGCACGTATTGCGATGGGTCACCGCCCAACCCTGCAACGCTACAAGGTTGAACGGTCTGACGGAGTGTTTCATTCAACAGGTTCGTTTGCCAATCTCATGCTCGACGCAGCCAACAAGACGCTGCAAGCTGGTTACGAGGAAGCACCGTATACGTGGAGCCGTTGGGCTAGGCAGGCACAATCGGTTGACGATTTCAAGCCGATCAATCGTATCCGCTTGTCGGAAATGGCAAATCCTGAAGAGGTTCCAGAGGGTAACGATTATGCGGAAACACGTATGAGCGACTCGAAGGAGAGCTACAAGGTAGCCAAGCACGGCAGCATCTTCTCAGTAACTTGGGAAACTGTCGTCAATGATGACCTTGACGCACTCAGCCGCATTCCAGCAGCTCAGGGTGCAGCCTGCCGACGCAAGCAGAACGCAGCGGTGTACGGCGTACTGACTGCAAATGCAGCCATGGCAGACACTGGGTTGTTGTTTAATTCAACAGCTCAGACTACCGCTGGTGGTCACGCTAACTTGTCTGGTGCTGACACCGCAGTGAACGTAACGACGCTCAACGCTGCCTATCTGTCGATGATGACCAAGAAGGGGCTTAATGCCAGCGTCATTCTTTCCATCATGCCTGAGTTCTTGATTGTCCCCGCTGCCTTGGCTGCTACGGCAATGGAAGTACTCGGTTCGATAGCTCGCCCAGAAGTTGGTGGTAGTGCGGCTGGTAACAGCAACACCCACAACATATACGGTCCTACTGGTGACCGCCGCTTGCAGTTGGTCGTTGAGCCTGTGCTTGATGCCAACAGTACCACTGCTTGGTACTTGGCGGCATCGAACACCCAAGTGGATACCGTTGAGCTTGCCTTCCTGTCTGGTGAAGAATCGCCAGTTCTGGAAAGCGAATGGGGCTTTGACAATGACGTTTACAAGTACAAGGTTCGCCAAACTTTTGGCGTTGCCGCAATCGACTTCCGAGGCTTGTACAAGTACGCAGCCTCATAACAACGATTCACGGATGTGAGACTAAGCCAGCTACCGCTGTGGTAGCTGGCAACCCTTTCGGAACCAATCAAAAAATAGGGAAACAACTATGGCTGGCGTGCAAGATTACTGGGAATTTTTTGACGATTTTCTTGGTGGCGGGACGTTCTCTGCGTCAGCTACTACAGACCCATGGGTTATCACTGACACTTCGTCTGCTGGCACCCCAACCTATACTCGGCTTGACCACGGCGAGACATCTGGTGCATTCCGTCCAGGTGTGGCTCAACTTGCGTTTGACTCGCAGGCAGAAGCTCAAAACGTCTGCCTTTCATTCGGCAACAAGCTGGCGTTTGACATCAACAGCTTGCGAGGATTTGAGTGCAGCTTGCGTCTAGTTGGTGCGGCTGGTTCGGCCAAAGACTCGGCTACAACCGTGGCTTGGGGCGTTACTGGCGACCGTGACGATGCAATCGATTCGATTGCTGTCGCATCAATCTTCCGTCTGGCTAGTGGTTCGGCTGTTAACACAGTCGTTATTGAAAACGACGACACCGTCAACACCAATGATGACGTTGCAACCGGATTCACGCTGACTGATTCAGTGTGGGCCAAGTTCAAGATTGACTTCAGCGATTTGAACGACGTCAAGTACTACGCAGGACTAGCAACTGGTCAGCTTGCACGTGTTGGCAATTCCACAGCGATGAAGATGAGCAGTTACGCTGCGGGTCTTCAGCCATTTTTTCAATTGCAGAAAACGTCAGACGCAAACACCGACGCACTGCAAATTGACTATGTGCGAGTATGGGGCGTCCGCCTGTAAATGTCACTTCACGACATGATCGAGACTGACGCAATAACGGTGTTTACAAGCACCGATGATTTTGCGGAAGTCGTCACATATCACCCACGCCAGCGGTTTGGAGAGTCGACGCCGATACCACGCAGTATCAACGCTGTAGTGATCCGGCAGCAAATCCAAACACTGGCTGAGGATGGTGACACAGTTTCACCTATGTGGGAAGTTCATGTCGCAAATAGTTCGACTTACGGGATTAGCTCAACTGAGCTTGATTTAGGTGGTGACCAAATAGCACTTCCTCCGCGAGATGGCAAGGAAGCCGCTCGGAAGACGATTACGCAGCTTACTGTCCAAGACCATGGGATGTTAGTGCTCGAATGCCGGTAACAGAAACTAGACCAGTAAAC